ACAATAGTGCGGCAACCCCTCACCCCTGTTTTCATAACAATCAATAATATGAACAGCACGACCAATAGTCTGCGTAAAAATTATACAGGTACTATCGTTGATACCTAAGTCCCACCACGTATCCACCCTGGTAGTTTCGTCGTAAGGCACATCCGATATCTGGCCCTTACTCATAATTCCTTCTATCTCTTTTCCATAGATAGCTCCGGCTACGTTTGCCGTCCATGAGCATTCGAATTCCTGATTATACTGATCCTCAGACATAGCAGCCTTTGCAGACTCCAGTTCTTCATCATCAAGCAACCCTGTTTCGGATGCCTTGTATATAGCCGTTATCCAGTGCTTATCAGCCTGTGCAGCTTCATACATATCATAGAATGCGTTCATACCTCTTGGTGTGCCCACAATCATTGCCCAGCCCTTACGATCCGATAATGCTGGTCTTAGCACCTCTGGAAACAGGCTCTCCGGCATATCACTAAACTCGTCGGCACAGACTCCATCTAAATAAATTCCACGAATGGCATGAACGTTTTCTGCCCCAAGCAGTTGTATCCGTGCACCATTCGGTAAATCACATCGCAGTTCTGTTTCGTGAAACCTGACTTTAGGAATCCCACCCGCAAAGGTTTTTAAATAATCCCAGGTTATCATCTTTGCCTGTCGATAGGTGGGCGCAATGTAGGCATACCGGGGGTTCTCTTTTGTGTTGAGAACAGCATCCCTTAACAAGTGATTTATCGCCATGACTGTCTTGCCAAAGCGTCTATGACATACGACAACGGCCCATCTCTTCGTCTTTAACCTGGCGTGTAGCTCCTTCTGTAAGGGTCTAGGCGAGTACGGTATTGTTATTTCCATGATTGACTCAGTGAGTGTTAGACACTCTGTTCCTTGGTTATTACGCTATAGCAGAGGGCGACCAGTTTTGGGGGTATAAGGGGGGTCGTCAAACCCTACAGAAAAGTAAAAGTAGGTACATTTCCTACAACCTACGCTAATAAAAACAATGACTTACACTACAATCTTACAAGTTTTCTTACAAACCATACAATAAATTCAAGAAAAGGACTGATATGCTTCTCACGCGTGAGCAGTGACAAAGTACATTGAATGCACCTACTCATTCCAACTTAACTTAATCGTCCCACTAACTTGAGGTGCTAGATCTTCTGGCTTATTACGAATACCTCCAAGTGGTTGCAACTGTCGCTTTCTCTTGTCCAAAGCATCCACCTTCAATCGCTTGTACTGTACTGTTGCCATTGCAATCTTAGGGTCACTTGGCAATGGTTCGTTGATAATGTCCATTATACGGTCTTCTAAGTCCTCTCCTTGGATTGCTCTGGCTTTTGAGTACATTTCCCATGCTTTCTCGTCAGACTGCACATGACGGTAAATTGTACGTTTAGAGGGCAAATTAGCCGTGTTATCGCAAATCTGCGTCAAAGACTCTCCATCCATCAATCTGTTGCAAATCTGCTCCATTTGCTCAACAGTGACCTTACTCATGCTATTTCTTCTTTTTCGGCTTGAAACCGCCCTTTTTAGCCTTCATCTTGGCATAAGTCTTTGGGTCGACGGTTGAGTTCTTTTTTGACCTCGATGTACCCGCTTTTTTCCTTGCATTCATATTTCTGTATAAACTCATAATTTACCTCTTTTTCGCTGGTTTCTTGCCTGATTTCTTCTTTGCAGCAGCAATAATGTCACCGCGTGTAATTTTGTTCTTATTGCCGTACATTGCAGCTAATTTCTTCTGTTTTGGAGTCTTTGGCATCATTTCCTCTTTTTGTTACGATTAGCAAAGTTTCGTGCCGCTTCGACACTGCCAAATCCCCACGCTTTTAGAGCCAATGCTTTACGCGTTGGCTCTCCGTTTGGCTTCTTCATTGGCCCTTTCATGCCAGCAAATCGTGCAGCGAAAGATACCCGGCGAGGATTTGTTCCTGATTTGACAGGTGCTTTTAGATTTGCACCTTCTGTCCGTTTAAAATGGGCTCGACCAGCTTTGTTGAGCCCACCCTTGGGATTTTGATGTTTCTTTTTGACCATGATGTAAAAATGGTGGCCCTCTCGTCTAACTTTGCGAGTAAAAACAGAGGACCATAGTGTGAAGGAAGTGTAATAAAAAAACCGACGTACTTATCGTCGAATTATACAAATATTACGGACATTCTCGCTTCATTCATACCATAATATCGTAAACTTATGTAATTTTCCTGTCGGATAACGTCATAGCTTGTAGTAAAGACGTAGTAAAGCATCGACATAACGCTTTTTTACAGTACGTGCATCTATACGCATTTTACGTCCTAATTTAGCCCAAGATGGCCCTCGATCACGAAATGCAGCACTATGAGCCGTTGCCCATATCAGTTGTTTATCTTCCTTGTCCATACCTGTGTCGTTGAGTAGATCCATAGCCTGTTCAAAGCGTGTTATCTGTTGAGGTGTTGCTTTTGGTAGTGAGGGTGCAAACTCTGTCCAGCCATAGCTCTGCCATGATTTGACGTATTCTGGCCATGATGCCATCTTTTGCTTTTTGATTGCCGGAGGTAGTTTGCGCTCTGTTTCTGCCGCTTCCATAAACAAATCGTCCAGAAACACCATACTTTTATATCGTGTATCCCTTTTCATAGTACTACGTAGTACCTATGTACTAGTAAGGACAACAGTCTAAGTTTTAGATACAAAGTTGTTTGGTATAAGCTAGTACAGTACAACGTTGTACTGCGTCTTCGACGATTGTAACGATCTGTAAAAAATCCTGTCAACACCTAATATTGCTCCGTGTCCTTACATGGCATCCCATGTCTTTATGTTGCTTAACTTTCTTCATCGTTGATCATAATCCTCATAATTACCTCTGGTATATCTGGTACAATGGCATTGCCTATTGCTTTCAATTTCTTGGCTCTGTCTGGTATGTCTGCTCCAACTCTTGCAATTCCAAGGTCGAGCTCAGCCAATGGCGTGGATAACCCATCAGATAGGTGCTTACCCATTCTGGATTGAGTTGCACTTTTGGATTCTTCTGCCGTCCACCGTCTTCGTTGATTACTTTCGTTGTCAAACTCTCCTGTGATCCTTTCTTCCCCCTTGTCCTGTCTTGATACCCCAGTCGTGCTTCGTGGCTTACTGGTGTTGGCCAGTACTCCGTCGCTGCTTTTAGATTGTGCATCAGTGCTTGATCCAGTGTCTTGCGCTTCAACAATGTTTCTAGTCCTTCTTCCCCTCTTACTCTTGGTGTTGGCCATAGATCTTCCTCTTTCTGTACTTTGACACGTAATGAATTCTTTGTACCACTGTGCTCTGTAGTCATTTCCCAGTCTGTAGGTTTACCGTGCTTGCCGTCCTGTGCCCTTGGTGTAGGCCACATGGTTGTAGCTCTGTCTAATGTCATCTGAACATGAACCCCTGTTTTTGGGTTGTAAGCACGTTCACCTGGCTTTGCTTTATCACCATTTTTATCAACTAAACTATCAAGAAACTCACCTTTGCCAGCAGACGTTGCCGTAGGTGTAGGCCACATCCATTCTTTCATACGTGGTGGCCGTAGAGTCGTGCCGTTCATCATCTGTTGTGCTTCTTCTTCAGTCATCTTGCCCTCCTCAACCAGACGTCTAAAGATCAATGTCTGACCCTCACTGGCATGGCCAAATCCCTTAGTCGTTGGTGTGGGGTACATACTCATAGTCTTGGGATCTACTTGCTCACGTAGATTACTAGGGCGTGTCCGACCTTTACGATGACCTGTCTGCATCTTTTTTGTGGCTTCTTCTGATCTAGGTGGCAAATGATCCAGAGTGTTGGGTGTTGCCCATAGGTTTTCGCTTGGCAATGATCCAGACTCGTTTTCTTTCGTGGGCAAGCGTGACGGCACAAGCTGGAATATTAAATGTTGCGACTTCGTATTCCTTTTCCAAGTCAGAGCTCGTGCGTTCGATTCCCATGGGAAGGTTAATAAATCCTGGCACATTCTCTCCAAGGACGTATTGGGGTTGGAGATCTGATATGACGCGAAACATTTCTGGCCAGAGATCACGGTTTTTTGAATCCTTATGTCCCTCTCGCTTTCCGGCAACGGACCAAGGTTGACAAGGGAATCCTCCTGTAATAATCCACGGTCTTCCGTGTTCTCGAATAAATCGAGTTGTGTCCAGTTCTCGTATGTCATGGATTATAGGTACATCTGGCCAGTGTTTGTTGAGAATAGTGTGACAGTACGTATCGAACTCGCAGAACGCTACCGTCCTTATCTTGCCTGTGCGCCTTGCAGCCAAAGCAAACCCACCGATACCTGAGAATAGATCTAAGTGTGTGTATATCTCATACTCCGAATAGTTTTCTTAATAACTTTCTCCACCAAGGCAACGCCAGTTCTTCATGCCAAAACGATTGCTTGAATAATTCATCGTTTTGCTTTTCTTCAACTGACGGCTCTAGCTTTACCTTTTTTTCTTCGTTCTTTTTCGTCATCTATTTCCTTTTGTAATTTATTCTCAACCTGTAGCATGATCCGTGCTTGTCCTACCATGTTGAGCGTTAGATTGGGTATAGCCTGTAGAAACGCGCTTACCTCACTAATAGACCGACAGACGGCATACTCGCACCCTAATCCGATAAGCTTAGTGCCCATTTCACGTTGTTGCTCTGTAGGGTAATTACCTGGTTGTTTGAGCTCAATGAACAAAGGACTCACATTTCTTATGAGTATCATGAGGTCTGGAAACCCAGCCAATACACCCATAAGCTTTTGTTTGTGCAGATATTGTACCTTGTGCTTGCCCTCGTTTGGACTGTGATGCAGTATCTTTTCTTCTGGCAAGACAAGATCAAGAAACTTTACGACGCTTTTCTGTAGATCTGTTTCGCTAGTATATACACGTATCACTAGATATCTCTTTGTATGTAAAAATCGTTGGGTTGCACTTCGCCACGCGTAAGCTCTAATATCCGGCTCATGTACTTTGTTGCACCACGGTTGCTAGGTATAAGGTAATCTTTGTGATTTTGAGGTAAGCACCACCGTCGAGCCATCTGTGCGTGTTTCGTGCCTAGACGTTGTGCCAACTGCCCATAAGACCATCCTTTTTGCAATCTATAGTCGTTTAACGTCAATTTTTTATCCTAGATGTAATTTTTTTATAAAAACTATAAAATTATATCTTGACGTCTATCGACAAGTCAATCTATCGTACTAAAAAAAGCCTATCGGATACCGACAAATGAATAGTATAATGCAAACAAATTTACCGTTGTTACTGAAAGACGATCATATGTCTGGTCATTTGTTGAAGAAGGCTATTGAACGCAGAGGCGTTAAAAAAAAGCATATAGCCGTCAAAAAAGGTATTACACCGTCAACATTAGCAAGACAACTTAGTGGCAAGCATAGCTTATCACTTAGAGATATACGCGAATATTCAGAAATTCTTGACTGTCCATATGAAGAGTTGCTGCTCGATATATCACCAGTACGCATACTGGGCAAAGTAGCAGATATTTCGCGTGTTAATTTAGATGATGCTTCAATGAAGCCAAGGCATATACTTCCACCATACAGCATCCCCCCTAATTATGTTGCATTAGAAAACTACCATCAAAATCAATTAAACATTTATCTATTCGATCAACGGCACATGCACATGCAGAGCATTGACCCTTCTTGTTTCAAAGCCATGTGCGTAATGAAGGTTACACAAAAAGGGTTTGAAACAGCACAAAAACAATCAACAAGCGTATCTTGGACGCATACTATTTTTCTAGGGTATTTGTATCCAGAACCACAAAACCGATACACTATGTCCAGTCTAGCTTACCCAGGATCACAATATACTGGGTTGGAACTTTCATGGGCAGCACCACTACTTGCGTATCATTACAACCCTCTTTCATTGGGGTGGCAACATGTTGAGTGATATTGAACACCGTATAGCAACACTGCTTGCTAAAATACAATTCTCTGGTAACAAGCCAACGCAAGTACCAGAAACAAATGAGGATCACCATATACATAATTGGCATAGCGAAACAATAAACCGTGTACGCTTTGGGCGACGAATTATTACGTATAGTTACGAGAAGCCTAATGGCTTTACCGTTAAAGACATGGTGCATGATTTACGGATTAGCGATGTAGCCGTTCGTGAAATGATTAACTATAGTATTAGTCAAAATTGGCTAAAAAAAAATGATGCTACTAACACGTATAAAGTTACAGAATACTCACTAAAGCATAATTTCAAATATGTAAAAGCACACATGGCACACTGCAAGGAATGGATTTCTGAACTAAATTCTTTACTTACCGTTTACAATCACACTGGTGTCAGTGAAGTGCCGTATTTTGATCCAACAAAATTCCAAGAAAAAATTAAGTAACCTCATTAAATTTTTAAGTCACTTATGTATATTTGTAGCGTATGTCAAACCATAGCAAGAATTTATTGATGTTTTACGCGCATACAATTTAAGTCACTTTCGTTATCACTTTTTTTCAGTTGTTTTTACGCGTGTATTTTTATTGACGTAACACGTCTAGTATTTATCCTTATTGAAAAACATAGATAAGGGAAGATACGCATGGAAGAAACAAGTCCAGAATGGGCAACAAGACACCATTATTACCATCACAGTAATTACAAAGGTAAGTCAAAGGCCAAGATATTCTTTGATAAATGCCACGTAAGACCAGCCATAAAACTAGCAGAAAGCATTGTTGATAATCCAGACGCTACCGACGGACAGAAACAAGATGCGTGGGATGTTATTCAAAAATTAGATCAAAAGTACAACGGTGGCGACAATGCAGCGATGCTTATGGGACGGCTTACACAAATGGCGTGTGATGCCATTCTTATAGAGCATGAAGACGTAAACAAGGCTATAGATGACGTATTATTTATGGCGCATAACTACGAACCTCGAACATGGGACGGTGGCGTGGACAAAATGAAACGCGATTATCTGCTAACTGAACTGCCGTTTGTAATAAAAAATGCTGTAGTTGGACTACAAGAAGCTATGTCAGTAGATAATAAAATATTAGGTGAGATAACATTATTCGATAAGTTACCTGGCAATCGCCTACCCTACATGACTAAGCCGGACTATGGGCGTAGAGGAGATCTAAAGACTAAGTGGTCCAAAATAAACCCTAAAACTAAGTCTGGTTTTTCAACACACTCACTGCCTACAAACCTTGGTAAAAGTATATGGGATATGAAAAACGTAAGCCAAGCGGCTGGTTTCTGGGCACTTAATTCACAACTGCCGCCGTTCCTTTTGTATGCAAACAAGACCGATTACCGACTTTTTAACGAGGGTAATTGTCACGAATTGGAAGAGGAGCATTTGCATTTCTGTATGAAACAAAGCGTAGACATGAACAAAGCCATAGAGCTCAAGCTACAGAAATCAGAAACTAAACAACAACTGTTAGAAGATGAGTATCCAGATACACATGATTGGCTAGAGCCACCATCAATAATACTAGAAGCAGAGTTACTATGGAGTCGATTTTATGCAAGCTAATAAAGAAATTTTTCAAGCAATAGAGAAAGCCAGGGCAAACGGATTCCAACAAATCAAAAAGTCTGGCAGTAATCCTATGTTTAAAAGCAAGTATTCTACACTGCTCGATGTGTTTGATGCTTGTAAGAAACCTTTGGAAGACAATGGAGTACACATAGCATTTAACACGGAGCTGCATACTATAGACGGTAAGCTTGAGAATGTGCTTGTATGCCGACTGATACATCTAGAGTCTGGTCAATTTCTTGAGAGCAAAGTTACGTGCTTTGATGATCAAAAGAAAGGAAGCCAAGCTATAGGCAGTGGTATTACCTATATGCGTCGATACCTGTTACAAGCCATGTTAAATCTTGAATGTGACCCAGAAACTGACGATGACGGCAATAGCACTACTGTAGAGAAGAAAGACCCACCGAAACAAAGCAAGCCACTAGAAAAAGATACTGTCGCGGCATTGGAAGAAATGGCCGATAAGATCAACGGCAAAGTGGAAGAAGAAGCAGAAGATGGTAAGTATAGCCAAGATCAGTTGTTCGCAGAGCATGAAGCACGAATAATTAGTGAGCTCGATCTTTGCAAAGAGGTAGCACACTTAAGACGTTGGGGGGAAAACAATAAAGTATGGTTGGACAAGTTCCAAGCAACACGCAAGAAGCAGCATGAAAATATTCTTGCGTATTTCAATGTAAAAAAAGCGCAACTCAAACCAGAGGAGAACAACGATGGGTAGACCACACGTAGGGCAAGCGAAAGCTAAAATTAAGAGAAACATACAGGCTAGTGACCAGACAACATATCGTGTTGCTGGGTGGCTATCGGCAGACGTATGGGATGATACTATGAGTGCTTACACAAGTGCACCACCAGCAGCACTAGAAGCTATTGATAAAGTATCGCAACTTATGCACAAGCATCAGATAAAGATTACAGTATCTGTTGATCAACGCGCTGGAGAAGAGCCTAAAGAGTGGCCAACTGTCATGCGTTTTACACTAAATCCTAATGAGCCGGAGGTAAAAGAAGATGATCCCTTTGCCATCTAATCAACATCTATTTACGATTAAAGAAGCGTCAGAGATCTTATTTGGGTCGCCAGAAGATAAGTTCTCACAAGGCAACTACAAGCGTACTCGACGGTTGGTACAGAAAGGTTTGATAGAAGCGATTAAGGACGGTAACAAGTCCTACATCAAACGTAAGACTCTGTTGCAGTTCCTTGGCTATGACGAGTGACGTAGTAAACAAACCCAAGCACTACACACAGGGCAACGTAGAGTGCATAGATGCCATACGATCTATGTGTGGCAAAGGTTACAAGGATTATCTAAGGGGATCTGTGGTCAAGTATCTGTGGCGATACGACAAAAAAAATGGCATTGAGGACCTACGCAAAGCGCAATGGTTTCTCAATGCCTTAATAGATTACGAAACTAATTTACCTCACTCCAAATGAAACGTGAACCAAAATAATACAGACCAGAAAATGGGATTGGCTTCTGATCCCAATATGCTAACCACGGATTTTCTTCGTCAAAGTCCTCAAGATCAAATGCTTCTTGTCTTTTTACAAGCAGTTCATCTCTCAACTCGCGTGGGCAATAGTATTCCAAGATCTGCATTCTTACTTCTTTTGTAACATAAGGATTGAGCCACCCATTCCAGTACTTATCGGTTTCCAAATAATGCCCTTCAAAAACTTTGTCATCCTCAATGGCAAACTTGCATGGAATGAAATGAGGGGGAAGTTTTTTTATATTATTTTCCATGATGCACCTATCCACTCTGTAAGTGCTTGCCACATACACCACATTCGTATCCGTGATATCTGTGACCATCTTCATCGAACTCATAATATACTGCGTTGTCTGAACAGTTACACTCTTCTTCTTTATCTCTGTCTACCATATGGTCGAACAGTTCATTAAGTTTCTCTTTGCCGTTAACTTGACCCATAATCTTGTCGTTTCGGTAGATCATATATAATGACCCACCTTCGATGACATGAGCAGAATAAGTATGACCATTCTTGGCTTTGTATTCTTTTGCCTTAACAATCATACCATGCTCCCAAACTTGCCAAGGCTCTTATTAAGCTTGTCCTTGGCTTCTTGTTTCTCTTCGTCATTCTCAATCCAATGACTATATATGTCAATCGTGGTCTTGATAGAAGCATGACCCATATAAGTCTTAATCCTATTGAAGTCACCACCATATACCTTAAGCAAGACAGACGCATAGTAATGTCTGAGGTCATGCCATCGTATACGCGCCACATCTGCCCTCTCACACGCTTCTTGCAGATATTCCCTTAGTCTAGTACCAGACAATACACCACCAGTAGAGGACGGAAATACACGGTTGTGGTGTTGCATGGCAAGTGGCGCAGACCCACCTTGTTGCAACTTGTATTCCTTAAGCATACTTGCAAGCCACTTTACTATCGGTACATTTCGCATACCCTTCTCTGTTTTAGTAGAGTGACGTATCTCAAACTTGCCTTTCTCAGTTCTCTTGCCTTGATCATCAACAGAGTAATTTCTTTTGTAATGGACAACTTTATTGACATTGATTTCTTCGTTTTTAAAATCTACGTCAGACCATTCCAATGCTCTTAGTTCGCCAGAGCGTAATCCTGTGTATGCAGAAAATAGATACATAAGTTTTCGTTGGCATATAGAATTAGCACCAAGAGGTTGTATATTCTTTGCGATCTTATGTATTACGTCCTCAGATATCTGCGTTAGCTTTTTCTTGTCACGATCACCATAGTCCAAGCCACTTGCCAACTGTCTAAATACGTTCATGCTTACACAACCCTTTAAGACGGCAAAGTCTAACAACTGTCGGAAGTGTGCCATGACTTCTCTTTGTGTTTTTGGAGATCTATTACCTTTGATTGCCAAAAGTAATTCGTCAAGATCACCGACAACAAACTCTCTGACTTTCATGTCGGCAAGCATGATGCCATCTATCTCAACTTGTTCGAACTCAAACATAGATCTCTCTTTGTTATGAGCATTCTTACGTGACTTCAATCGCTCTCTGTACTGATCAATCAGATATTGAAATGTCCATTCAGTTTTGTTTTCTCTTGAAACACGAACACCCTCAATCTGTTTCATCTGACTTTTCATGTAGTTCGATGCTTCGTCTTTGGTTGCAAACATTTCGATTGATCCACCGAACTTTCTTAGATCAACACCCCAAGGTTTCTTGCCGTGACTTTTCCAGTATTTAACTTTCATCGCCACTCTCCATATATTTGAGTGCATTACCAAAATCGTCTGTCTGATATATAACCATTTGAAAATCATCAGACTCTTCATCATCATTTGTTATAGAAAATCTTTTCCAATCTGTGTCTTCCCTTAACTGTGGGTTTGGATGATCTATGAAAAGTTTTCTGTTATTGAAACTATAAGATGGGCAAGCATCATTCCCATAACTAGTGCATTCCCACTTCATTGGAATATACTTGAGCAACCCATCAACACACTCGTCAAAGTAGCTCATTCTATTTTTATAATCATCATTCATAATTTCCTCGCAAAGTTATTGACGTTTAACGACAAGCATATACCGCTAGGCGGCAATGTCAATACCTACAACCAGATTTTGTAAGAGCTCAAAGCAATTTTGTAAGAGTGCAAACGGTTGTAGGTTTTTGAGAAAAAAAAGACGTAAAAAAAATTACGTTTGTAAGAATATCTGTAAGAAACCCAGCTAAAATATAGCTAAGTCATTGTATTTATTGGGGAAGTTTTGGTGCGGGTGATAGGACTTGAACCTACAACCAGACGGATATACGTGGAAACGTATTGCATCATAGTGCATAAAATAAGGGGTATGGGGGATATAGGTGGAAACTGGTTTCTTACAGTTTCTCTATGTTTCTTACAATTTTTGTAAGAGATTTTGTAAGACTTACTTTTTTGTAAGAGCTCAAACGGTTGTAGGTTTTTTACAAACGGTTGTAGGTTTTTACGTGTCTTACAAAAAGACTAGGGTGTTATCCAGGGAAACCATGTATCACAGTAGATCTACAATTCATCTTATTAACGATTGGATCACGCTGTTGTTTTAGAACTTTGTCACGCCAGTAATAGCATACTTCTTTGTTCACAAAGGCCAGTCGTCTGACCACATATTCTTCTTTCATAACGTCTGTAATTAACAGTACGTATATAACATAGACGGTCGTCACGAGAGCTGCATGACCTCTAGGTGAGGTCCATCAAGGAAAAATTTTCTTGATTGTGACTTACGTAGATCAATGTACTCATTACGTAACTGCTCTGCATTCTTCTGTTGTCCTGTTAAGTGGCAATGCCAGGCACAACCCCAACGCAACGTCAGACCTTTCTCTTCGCTTGCTTCCTTAAATGCGTCGGCTATGTCGTCGTATATAGGCAGTTCCCAGCAAACCTCTGGACCATCGCCTGTATCAACATAGGCCACAACATCAACGGCATGACCGTAACCGTCGTCTTGTATTAGATGTTTAGATTTTAGAGTCGTAGATCTTTTTGCCGCGACAAGCTTCCTCTGAGTTTCTAAATCTCTGACCCCAAACGTCACACCAAAATCAACAGGTGTAATTTGAATCGCCCGGTGGACAACCTCAACAAGCTTGGGATGTACCCCTACTAATCGTGACTTACTTCTTTGTGATAAAACAAATGCCATTACTTTCTCCTAAGTTTGCTAAATGATCTGAGCCCAAACGATGCAGCTATCGACGCATACATTCCGTACTTGATGAAGTCAGGAGTCTTCTCTAAGTTTTCCCAACCTCTTGCCATATGTTCTTGTATGCCCCAAAACGGAATGAAGTTTGCCAATATGAGAATGACAAAAAGACCAGTCCAGATTTCATCTTTGATGCTGGACTTAGAAGCGTCCATCGCCATCACTTCCCAGTTAGCTGTCCCCTCTGCTATCTTTTGTTCTTTAGTTGCCTTGGCTTTTTGTATCTGTGATTTACTGTCAAGGTATGACGTACCAAGACCCACTACGCTACTAAGGATCTGACCGATCATTGCTAACTCCTTTGGATTCTTTGTTGATGAACACGGCAAAAGATCCTGTCATTGCTCCTGTTACAACAGATATGAGTGAAGCCATTTGAGTACTCAACTCCGGCTGGCTCAACGCATATTCTATGCAACGGATATACACACCAGTCATAACCAACATCATTATCCTGGGCACTATCTGCCATTTGTTTAGTGTTTCTGGCGTCATTTTGTTTTCTTCTTAGATTTCTTAAGGACTGACTGTATTGTCTTGGCTTGCTTCGCGTGTGTCCTCGACGCCTTGTTCAAGCCTTTAGCTACTTTTCTAAGTTTGTTTTTCAGTTGCTTTGTCATTTAGATTTCTTCTTCGCATTCTTTTTCTGTGACTCTGATAGCTTTGGTCGTCCCCTCTTCCGAGATGTAGACACAGTAGTATTCGACAAGACTTCTTCCGGCTGCTTTCTTCCGAACTCTTTTAACCAACTCATAATCCGATGGATCATGGCGTACCTCCGATTTAGTTTTTGATGGTGATATAGACAATGATAGCCACAACAACGACAGTGCTGCCGCCGATAATGTAAGCAAAAATTTTAAGATCATTGAGTAATTCTTTGCGACGCTTTGCTTTTGCTGCAGCTTGTTTGCGCTGTGCTTCTGCAAATTCTTTTATTCTTTTTCTACGCTCTGCTTCTATTGCTGCAAACGTACCGAACCCAAATCTGTTATCTATAAGTATCTTGATAGAATATAATTCTTCTTCGGCCAACTTTGCATCTATGGTTTCTGATGCTATTGAACTGATAGAGAACTGACCGGGTGCAGCCTTTTTGTTTTTGGCGCGATCAATCTTCGATTTACTATCGAGCAAGACATCAATTTGTGACGCAATATCACGAACATCTTTTGCAGTACTTATAGCTTTTTTTATGCCGTCAACTGCCGCCTTGAAAGCCGTAGCCGCAGCGATGGCCTCACCAACCCCAAACCCTAGCATTGGCCCCCCTTTTTATTCTTTAAATTCTACCCAGCATACATTATAAACTTGGGTCATTTTGCTATTACCTTCTGCACCCAACCTTTTGTATTATCAGACTGATGAAGCTCTTCATCCCATATATAATATTTTACGTCAGTTTCAGAAACTGTCTCAGGATTACCATCTTCTGGATAGGGAATAGGTGCTTCCCAAACATATCTCTTGCTGTTCCAAACAAAACTTTCATAAGGTTTGTCAGGGTCATAAAATACATCATTTGTAGCATCATACTTCATACCTACACCAGCAAATCTATATCCACATGCTTTACTTTGAGTTGAACTTTCTGCGCTATAATCTTGATTGTCATCAGGAGTATAGTGTTTACCATTATAAGTATTATAACTTGTTTTAACAAACTTGGACGGTTCTCCCCAAGCACCAGTATCAAGTTCCTCTTTTTTTATGCAGATAACTTCTTGTACGATATTGTTGTCATCTAGTCTTGCCCAATGTCCCATTTATTTGTCCTAATTTTGATATTGATATCGCAACATAACTATACCTGACCCACCATTACCACCTCTTTGAAAATAAAATATATTTGCTCCTCCACCACCACTACCAGTGTTTGCTGAACCAGCGCCACCCACTGCATAAGTAGAATAGCTATCATTTCCATTGCCAGCACCACCACCGCCACCACCAGGATTACTTTGACTGCCATAGAAAGCAGCAGCACCCCCACCACCAGCTCGTTGCGCGCCATTATAGTTTGCTGCTCCAGTATTTGAACTTGAACCACCATTAGTCGCAGAGTTGACCACATTTGAAGCAGCACCACCTTTGCCACCGCCACCAGCACCACACAAATAGGTTTCGTTAGCGCCAGGAGATGACCTTCCATTACCTCCATTATTTCCTTGATTTGTTGTTCCACTTCCACCAGGAGTGTTCCACATACTTCCACCACCACCAGAACCCCCATTTGAAGCAGCAGTCGCTGAGCCATATGCTGGTATTCCTCCTTGTGCAGCTTTACCACCGCCAGCCGCTGAAGCAACTCCAGAGATAGAACTGTTGCTTCCATTGCTGTTGTTACTTCCTTGTTGGTTTCCAGTACCGCCACCTCCAATGGTTATTGTTTTCCCACCAGTACTGCCATTAAATGTTCCGACAAGATATCCACCAGCTCCACCACCTGGACATGCTTGACCACCAGAACCCCCTCCAGCAATAATTATATAGTCAACAGTTGTGTATTGTGACCCACCAAACCCAGCAGAGTTTATAGTGAATGTGCCAGAGGAATTGAAATAGTGATATTTATAATTACCAGATGTTGTTGTAGAACCACCAGATGCAGAAATGTAACCAACATTTGATGCACCGTACCATTCGTTAAATGACATAGAAGCACCATCACTTTTGCTAATAAGACCTCTTATGTCAGCGTCATTTATAGAACAAGTCGTACCGCTTGTACCATCGACCTCAACATGGATATCATTAAGACTTATTGCTCCACTGGATTGAAGTGCCATTATTTAGCCTCCAGTTCTTCAACTCTCTTTGTTAGTTCTTTGACTGCTTCGATTAAGACAGCGGTAATCCTAGTGTAATCAACAGACTTTGTTCCCATTTCATCATCAGCAGTTTTTACAATTTGTGGTATAACTTTTTCTACTTCTTGTGCTATGACACCAACATTATCTTTGTTATCCCTGGTGTATGTCACACCTCTCATGCTAAGAATTTTTGCAAGACCACCATCAATAGTTTCAATGTTTGACTTCAATCGTTCATCAGAGAAAGCAGTGACGTTATTGTTAAATGTTGCGGAGCCAGCTTCTGACATATCAAGTGTAAGTGCTGTTATACCAGAGCCACCATCATTTCCTTGAAATATAATGTCTTTATCTTGAACGGAAGATTGTATGTAAAAATTAGAAGATGATGTATATAAATTTGCAAACTGAGTTCCCCCATCTAAGAGTTTTATTTCTGCACCATCTGCGTCAAGAATAATATCTCCTGCAACATCTAGTGTTAAATCACCAGAGCTTAAGTCAATCTCCGTACCATCTATGGTTATGTTATCAACAACGACACCACCATTCGCAGTTACAGACGATGACCCAACATCGATATTTCCAAAGCCACTTGTGATAGAGCCACTATCCAAAGCACCAGTTGTAACAATGCTTGAGCTACCAGCTACAGGACTAAGGACAGATGCTATTGCTGTGCCACCGATTGTTATTGCGTCAGCTTCAAGTGTGCCGTCTATATCAGCATCACCGCTAACATCTAGCGTTGCACAATCAAGTTCCCCAGTGATAGTAAAGTTTGTTGTTCCAGAACCATCGGCTCTTGCTAATGGAAACCCACCAGCTTGTGATCCGTTATGCACAACTAATGTTTCTTTGTCTGTGTCGACAGTAACTTCTCTATCAGCACCAGTAAAGGAACTATGTTGGGAGGTTGTGCCACCCCTTAATTTCAAAAGTTTTGCCATGTTATGCTATGCTCCCAAAGTCTATTGTTAAGTTGTCAGTATTGACCGTACCGTTTAAGTTAATCTCACCAGAACCATTTGGCGCGATAGTAATATCTCCATTCGATGCAGATACTATTGAGTTGCCATTTACATTTAAGTTGCCACCAAGCGACGGTGAGCTATCAACAGCAAGTGATGTCATAGCACCAGCAACAACTGCAATAAAAGCAGACCCATTGTAATAATTTAAAGTATTAGTAGATGTGTTGAAGTATAAGTCCCCAGCATCAAGAGAGCTAGTTGGTGCAGAGCTTGCAACTCTATATCGTGCTGCAAAATCATTAATGCCACTAATATTAGATGCTACTGAATTAACATTACTTACTGATCCAGCAACGCTTGCTATGTTCGCAACAACACCACTTGCGTTTAATGCTGCCATATTCGTAATATTTGCGCTTGTACTAAGTGCAGTCACGTTAGCGATTGCGTTAGCTACTGTGTTTATGTCGTTACCAGACGATGTGGAAACGGCGTTTGCAATCGAACCAAGATCTTCTTGCGCTGTAATCTGACCAGCAACAATATTTATATTACTTTGGTTTGTTGCAGATGGTGATGTGGCTTGATACGCAGATCCGTTAAAGGCTACTAATTCGTTTGATGTAGTGTTGAAAAACAAATCACCAGCATCATTATCGCTAGTTGGGTTTGTAGATCCAACGCGATACCTAGCAGCAAATGAATTCACATTAGCAATATTTGTTGCCACGGCGTTTACATTTGTAATAGCTGCTGCCGTTGTGTTTACATTTGCAATTGATCCACCAGTTAGATTTACGTTTGCTATAGATCCAGCGACTAAAGACACGTTACTATCTTTGACGGTAATAGTGTTACCCATGCTATTACCATGAACAGAACAATAATACCTCATAGAGCTTGGTGCGTCTGATGGCACTTCGAATTCTACTTTTGCACCAGACGATCCAGCAGTACCAGTAACGGTAACTCCACTTGTCCAAGCGTTGCCTGACCCATCTTTGAATACCAAAGGATGACCAGTATTGGAGTTATCAGATTGGTCAAAGATGTAGGCATTACCCCTAAACATTTCTATTGCTGGGTTATTGCTGCCACTAAGGACAAACACATTACCACTGCCTGGGTTTGTAACTGTAACCGTATAAGTCTTTTCTAGTGAGTTTGCCAAGGATGTAACGTCACTTGCAATATTAGCAACGCTAGTTATGTTTGCCGATATAGGCCCAAGGTTTCCAATGTTCGATGCTTGACCTGATACGTTTGACAAATGTGTTGCGTTCAATCCAGCCACGGTTGTCACATTACTGGATATACCAGCTACCGTCCCTATGTTAGAAATTACCCCACTTGCGTTAAGTGCCGATATGTTTGCATTTGCTCCAGACACAGTAGACACAGCGCTTGATATACCAGCCACAGTATTGATATTTGTCTGTTCCGAACTGGTTGGCTTCACATCTTCCCATGCAGACCCTGTATACACTTTGACGCCACTTGATGTATTGAAATACAGATCACCAGTATCAAGATTTGATGAAGGATCAGAGC